ATGGTTATTGCAACCGTCGTTTCTGGCAGAGTGGCACGGCTGAGGCTCGCGTGTTCCAGGCAGAGGATTCGTTCTACTGCTCGATTGACGATATTGCTGGTACTGCTATCACGCTGAAAACTTCGTCGTTTGCTGATGGAAACTTTGATGTGACGTGGACTCGTTCTGATTATCAGTTGGAACCGTTGAACGGAAATCTTGACGGATTGACTTGGAGTTACGACAAGATTCGTGCTGTTGGCGATTACCTGTTCCCAACGGTGAACGCAAACTATGGTGAGCAGGCTTTGGTTCAGGTGACTGCAATCTTCGGTTGGCCTTCTGTGCCGGAGCCAGTAACACAGGCAACCATCATTCAGGCTTCAAGAATCTTCAAACGCTACGACTCACCACTTGGAGTTGCAGGGTTTGGTGACTTGGGTGCTATTCGTGTATCTCGATTCCTTGACCCTGATATGGCTCAGTTGGTTGAACCGTATCGTCGTATGCGGATTTTTGCATGAGCTACTCAGTCACCGATATCAAGACTGGTATCTCCAACGCGCTTGCCACAATCCCAGGCTTACGGGCTTACGCTCAGCAACCTGACAATGTGAACGCCCCGTTTGCTTGGCCTATGTTGGATTCAATTACTTACAACGGGGCGATGCGCGGTGGGCTAGTGACCCACATTTTTAATGTTTCGGTAGTTGTGGGCAGGTCTGCGGAACGTACAGCTCAGACTGCTTTGGATGGGTTCCTGTCTTATGAGGGTACGACTTCGGTTCGTGCAGCGTTGGAAGCGGATCGGTCTTTGGGTGGGGTGGTGTCAAACCTGCTCGTTGAATCTGCCAGCAATATCTCCACGTTGGATGGCAACGACACGACGTATCTCATGGTTGACTTCCGTGTGGTGGTGTACGCTTAGTTGATACGCATTCCTGCGAGCGTGTAGAGTTTCATTAGTAAATCTTCGAGTGCCGGAAGGCAGGAGTATCCAATATGGCAAAGCAAGTTCTCACTAACGTAGCGGTCACCTTCGGCACAGCTAACACCGACATAACAAGTTACGTTGCATCAGTAACTCTTAACTTGTCAAAGGCTGAAGTTGCTACAACTAGCTTCGGTTCATCTGGTGCGGTAACTCGCATCGCAGGTCTTGCAGACAACTCCATCACACTTGAGTTGCATCAGGATTATCCAACGATTGAGAAGTTGTTCTACGACGCTTGGAATGCTGGTACTGCTGTTGCGATGACTGTCAAGCCAAACGGAACTGCTGCTGCATCTTCTAGCAATCCGCAGTACGCATTCAATGTTCTGCCTTTGACTTGGACTCCTGTTGCTGGTGCTGTTGGCGATTTGGCAACTGCTTCAGTTACCTACCCGATTGACGGTGCAGTAACTAAGACTGGTTCTGGCGCGTAAGTTTTTCTAGTAACCCTTAACCCTGCGGAGGACAAATGAAAATAGCGTTAGAAGTAACGTCGTCATTGGATCAATCAAAGCGCACCATCATTGCTGCGTTCCCAGACTTCATCGCCTTTGAACAAAAGTTCAGCAAGAGCGTTGCGAAGTTTGAGGCTGAACTAACGCTCACCGATTTAGGTTTCTTGGCTTGGCATTCTGAGCATCGCACGAAGCGCACTGGTTTAGATTTTGATTCGTGGATTAACGAGATTGAAGCATTGGAGTTGGGTAACCAAGCTGACGCTGTGATTGTCCCTTTGGAGATCAGTCAGCACATTGGATGATTGCGTACCTGTCCGTAGAGACAGGTATATCGCCCTCCTCTTTGCTGGCAGAAGACCCTCGAATGTTGTTCACGATGTTTGCTTATTTGCGTTGGAGAGCAATTCATCTAAACAAGTAGTCTTGCTGTATGGCGCAAGCATTCGGTAGAGCAGGTCAGGTCACCATTACTGGTGGCAACCAACCGATTGAGATTCTTGGTATAGCAGAATTTCTCCGTGACGCTTCTAGAGCTGATGCCAATTTCAATAATGAGATGCGTAAAGCTGCTGAAAAAGTTGCACAAAATTTGCTTGATAAAGCCAAAGTTGAAGCTGGGAGTGTGACCCGTAGTCGTCAGGCTGTTGAAGTTATGAAGGGGATGAGCGCAAGCCGAGATCGCATCCCGACTATCAAGCTCAAAGAAAACTCTCCATTCCAATCAAAGTCAAACAAGTTCACTTCTTCATACAACATCAAAACCAAAAGAAGGGTGAAGCGTAAAGTCACCAGAGGTGACGTGTTTTTTGGTGCAGAGTTTGGTGGTGGGGCTACGCCAAGAACGAAACAATTTTTGAGGCATCGTGGTCGTTCCGGTTACTTCTTTTGGCCTACCGTCAGGAAGGAAAAAGAGAATATCGCTAACGAGTATTTGGCAGCCATTGATCGAGTCTTAGCGAAGTTGGCTGATGATAAGGCTGCTATTGCTCAAGCCCGCGCTGAGGCTGGTGGTGTTTGGAATATGACTGATAGTGGCATGGTTTTCGTCAGCGACTAACAGCCCAAAATGATGCTTGACTTTGGCTGAGTTTCGGGTACCCTCTAGGTAGGAGGGGTTATGGCTGTTTTGTTTAAGAATGTGAAGTCTGTTTATCCGAAGCCTTTGGCTTCGTCGTGGGAGCAGCTCAAGGAGTTGTTGTCGTTCCATGAGGAGAACCCAGATAAGCAGGCTGGGTCGTTGTGGTCACCTGTTGAGTATGACGCTGGCACTACCAGAGGCAACCGCAATGTTCGCTTTGTTGAGGCGTTGGTTGTGGACATGGACAGCGAAGCCTTTGACAATGCTCGACTAGATGGTTTGGAATGGTTTGCCTATTCCACGTATTCGCATCGGTTGGATGATCCTCACTATCACCTGGTCTTGCCGTTAGCGGAGAAGGTGCCTGCGTCGTTGTGGCGGGTGGTGTGGGAGGAACTACACCACAAAATCAACTTGATTGGTGACCCTCAGACTAAAGACCCTGCCCGTATTTTCTATCTGCCACAGCACGCACCGGATCAGCCGTTTGAGTTCCATGAAGGTCATGGTGCATTACTTGATTCTTCGTTCACACTTGATGTTGAGGTTGCTTCGAATCCTGTGGCACCACGGGCAAAGCAAGTACGTCAACCACGTCAGCGTCGTGCTGGTGCAGAGGTGATGTCTGAGGCTTGGTGGAATGCTCCAACAGATATTTCTCGTTGGGATGGCCTCACAGGTGAAGCACTTTATACAGCAATGTTGGTTGAGTTTAGGGCTTTGCGAAATGGGTTGTCTGTTATTGAGTAGAATCTGCGCATGGCTGGCTCGCGGACATTCGTTGTTAAATTTATTTCTGATACTGCTAAGGCCACAGCAGGGTTCAAAGGTTTATCTGGTGGACTCAAAGGATTACAGAAGTCGGTTGGTAATTCGGTTCCTGGTTTCGCTCAGTTGGCGGTTGGTGCTACCGCAGCATTTGGTGCTATCGCTGCGGGTTTGACTGCTGCGGTGAAGGCTGCGATGGAAGACCAGAAGTCTCAGGTTGAGTTGCAGCGTCAGCTGGAGAAAACCTTCGGGGCTAATGATGCGTTGACGGCTTCGGCTGAACGGTATGTTGCAGTGACACAGCTCCGCACCGGAACGTCGGACACAGAGCTTCGTGCGTCGCTGGGGACTTTGGTTCGAGCAACGGGCGACCTGCAACTCTCAACACAGTTACTCAATACCGCCCAAGATATCTCCGCTTCAACAGGCAAAGACCTAAGCAGCGTGACGATTGCGTTGGCTAAGGCAAGCCAGGGTCAGTTCACCGCTCTATCAAAACTTGGTATTCCGATTGACGATGCAACAAAGAAATCTAAAGACTTTGAAAAGGTGCTTGGATTATTGAACGGTCAGTTTGGTGGTGCTGCGCAAACCGCTGCAAACACATTCGGTGGACAGTTAAAGATTTTGCGTGGACAATTCGGTGAAATTGTTGAAACGGTTGGCGCAGCCCTTTTACCGTATCTGCAAAAGTTGTCAAAGTTCTTGGTTGACAATGTTGCACCAGCGATTCAACGCATCACCACAGTCATCGGTGAAAAAGGTTTGGTTGCTGGTTTCCAGCAACTTGTTTTTGAATCTGGTAAAGCTGGGCCTGCTGTTATAAATGTATTCAAAGCTATAACTCTTGGTGCTGCTAGTGCGTTAAATGTTTTAGCGAAGGCATACTTCGTGACGAGTGCAACATTCAAAATCACAACACGTGACTTTGTTGGCGCAGCCAAAGATTTCTACAAATCAACTAAAGACTTTGTTGATGTGTCTTCAATATCTAAACAGTTTGATGCAGTTGCTTTTGGAGTTAACAACTACAAACTCAGCATTCGTGACGCAATCAACCAGCAAACAAACTTCCAAGGTTCTGCTAGTGATGTGGGTGACGAATTGGATGGGGGTGGTAAGTCTGTTTCTAAGACTTTGAAAACCGCTACCGAAAAGTTGAAGGAATATAGCAATAGTTTGAAGTCCACTACTTCGGCACAGAAGTCGTTTACGGATGCGCAGAAGGGAACGGCTAAGGCTACGAGATCGAAGGCTGATGCGGATTTGGCGGTGGCTCAGGCTCAGCAAAAGTTGAATCAGATATCACAGGGCTTTGGTGCTGGTTCGCCGGAGGCGTTGGCTGCGCAGGCTGAGTTGGCTAAGGCTCAACGCGCTCAGGAGCGTG